ATTTCCAATCGATGCCGGTTAGCGGCTTCTTTTGTTGCAAAAATGTAAGAACAGATTTCTTGTTTGGTTGTACCTTTGGTAGCTACAATATTGGCATAATATTTGCGTCCGAAGAGGAACGCAATGATTTCTTTTAATACTGTTGAATTCATAATCTATTGGTTTTAATCTGTGAATAAGTTCTTTTGTTTCGGTTGTTTGGGAGGAGGGATGATGCTATTAACACGTTCAATCTCCCGGTCAATCTCGGCTTCGAGTGCTTTGCAAACTCGTAAATTAGCTTGAGTACGACATTTAAAATATTCTTTTTGCGCTTTGCGCATCAGGACAACTTTGGTAAAGAGTGTGTTTTTGCATCCATTATTTATCTATATTTATATTGTTCTTTAAACATTGAATCCGCTTGTTGAAATTGTTTTGTGAAGCGGTTTTCTTTATATTCTCTTTTGAAAGTCGCGTATGGAACCTTCTTTGTTCTACACCCTACTGTTAGAGTAAGGACAATACACATTAGTAGCATTTTTTTCATTACTTCTTGTTTTGATATTGGTTAAAACAGATTCTTACATAACGATAGAATCGTATGTAGCCGAACGAATAAGAGGGGCATTCTGTATTATCGGATATGTCAATTTGTACATTATAACCTTTCCTCCGCAAAAAACGGGCGGCTATCTCATCAACAGTGTATAGCTTTTCGTGAATGTCCCAGCAACTGGCTTTCCATACAGTTTTAGGACTACCTTTTTTTAGGGCTTTCTTAAAAGCTCTAATGGTTCGTATGATTTCTTTTTTATTCATATTTTGTTTTAATCAATTCGTAATCATCTGGATGGAAATCAAAACAAACTCCTAATTCTACTTGAATGCCTACACGATATTCCCCTTTATCTACATCTTTCCTATCTTGAAAGATAAGAGTACCTCCGTCATGGTATTGTTGATGGCATTGTACGCTATCTTTAATTCTCACTTTTGTACCTTTGGGATACTTATATATCTCACCTTGCTTTAATATCTTATTCATTACTAATTTGTTATGAGAGTTAATACTTCTTCCCATGCATCTTTTCACAGAGTTCGTTATACTTCATTTTCTGCTCGATGTGCCAAAGCAGGTCTATATCTAAGTGCTTGGCAAGCCCGAAGATTGATAGTATCATATCATTCACGGCTGTAGGAAAATCAAATATTCCGTCATATCTAACAGGAAGTGTAGAGATGGAATAGATTGATTCGGTGAAAGTTTCGTCTTTACAGGCTTCTGCCATATCTTCAATACAGTCATCAATATCTCCGTTGGCAAGTTCAAGGCTTATCCCTCGAAGTCCTGCAAGGTCAAGTAAGCGGATAACAGCATCAGCTAACTCTTCCTCTATTGCTCCTTTGATTGTTTCATTGTATGCAACTTCGTAACCACGCTCTTTGGGAATGTCAGGGTCTAACCCTTGACAAATACGACTGGTTGAGATTTTCTTCTCGAACCAATCAACATTAGCACGCTTTCCCCTTCTATCAGCTTCCACAGCTTCCATTAGTTCGGATATTACAAGGCAAAGACAGTGCTCGTTACTCAATTCTTGATCGTGGAAGCCGTGTTCACAAGCGGTTTTATATGCCCTATCACGGAGGGCGTTTAAATCTATTTTACTCATATCTACTCAGTTATTAGTAAACTTTCTGCCATCCAATCTTAAATATGTTAGCTTTAAGGCGGGTTTCAACATCCACCTTGTTTAATATATAGCCTTTAGAATCTACATACTCTCCATCTATGATATATAGATATTGAGTACCCATTGCTGGAAGATATTTATGGGTTAATTTAGCACCACTTTGCATGGCTTTTATTGCTTCTTCTATATTCATTCTATTCTGTTTTACGTTAATTGGTAACTTCATAAAGCACATCCACATGGTTTTACCATGCCTTCCGGTAGTATGGCCGAAGAGTGGTTGCCGATTGATGGCCTTCAATACTTCCCTAACTGTTATCTGATCCTCATTCCATTTGAAAATCAGAACTCCGTAGTCTTCCAGAACACGAAAGCATTCATCTACG